TCCTTGTCAAAAAAGGGTGTATATTGAGTGACCTCCACGGCACTCAACGCCACACTATACTTCTTCTTGCACTTCGGGCATTCAAACTCTGCCGAGGTGTCATCAAGGAAATATGCCTTGATTGTCTCAAGCATAAAGTTCAAGAGACCGAAATCGTCTACCGCCAAAATCTTTTCTCGGATTCCTTCGGAACTGCCGTCCACACGCAGGACATAAGGAGCGATAATGTCCACATACTTCGCAGTGTCAAAATCTTCAAGGGTAGTGTCCTGTGTGAGATTCAACTTGCTAATCATTTCATCCCACGCTTCCAAGGTCGGGTAGCCGAGTTCCCATCTGCCGTTGTCAATGGTAAGCGGGTAAGGGTCGTCTTCTGCGAGACTCGGAACAGGCGGGAAATCCTGCATCCTAATTTCCCTTTGGTGCTTGTCCTTGCAATGCGGGCAGGTCAAGTTAAGAGTCCAAGTCATCTTCGGGTATGCGTGGAAGGACAACATAGCAAGCAGATACTTGACATCCACAGGGACAAGTTTGCTTGCATCAATTTCGTTGTCCACAAGCACCTGCAAGAGTTTTGCGACTTCTACCAACTTGGGCTTAGGACCCAAATCAATAGCCTGCTGCAAGTTCATCGCCTTCATCTTGAAGGACTTGAACGGATAGGGTTTGAAGTTGGAGGGTAGAGCGGTTACAGGAATTATCATCGGATTACCTCGGTTGAGTTAGATTGCCCTCAAGGTGAGTTTCACATTGAGGATGTTCGCATCCTTGTAGGACACAGATTCGGGTGGTTCGTAATTCGCAAGATAGCACTTGACCTGTGTAGGGTTATCTGCGTGACCCCACATAAGTGTGATGGGCAACCGTTCATCAATGTAGCCCGGGTGGACGGTAGCCGTATAAAGTTCACGCAAGAACAATTCTTGTTTATTAGTCACAAAGGCTTCAACAGTAAATTCGGGGGTCTTCAATTCCCCATCGGATATGACAAATGGGCGAAGCCCGCCAACATCGGAAATAACCAACTTGTTCAAGTCGTCAAAACCACGGGGAAACAAGCACTCTGCATCATAGTGAGCGGTGTCAAGGAAGGTAGTGTCAATCGCGGATTGGACGGTTAGTCCATTTTTTTCGTCAAAGGCCATGACATAAATATACATTATTTGGGCTATTTACGAGACACCTCGCATACAAAAAAAACCGCCCATAGGGATATGAGCGGTCAATCTTTCAAGCACTACCGCAATTAGGTGTTACCGTCACCGATTGTCCAACCGTGGCAACGAATGTCAAGTTGAACAGAACCGATTTCGGCAGCATCGGAGGTATAGTTCGGGGACTGCACCTTATTGAACTGCACACCCTTGAGGTGGTAGATGATAGCATCGCCCGGGTCGCCATCCTTGTTAGAGTTGCCAAGAGCGGTGAGGGTAATACCATCAAAGGTGTATTCCTTCTTCTCATTGATGTTGCGGTGTTCAAAGTAGCCCGCAGTATTGTTCATCACATTCACGAGAGCCTTGAAAATACGGTGGTCCATATTTTCGTAAATGTCAATCGGGAGCGATTCAATAAAGCGGTCTTGCCAAGCAGCCTGCGAAATATGGATGCCCTTGATAGTCGCTTCTGCATACTCGGTTTCAGTTTCAAACTGAAAGTCCGAGTGGCAGGCAAACGACATCTGCAAGCGGGGGTCATTTTCTACATCACCCATAAGTTCCTTCAACTTGTTACACTTGCTAAAATCAATTCGCCAGTTAGACGAGACCGCATAGTTGTACTCGTTGAAGTTGCTACCAAGCAGTTCACCAATTTTAATGTTCTGTGGCATATGTTAAGCCTCCTGTGCCAAGCTAACAGCCAAGGTTTGAGTCTGGCTATAAGCGGTGATGTAAACATCCACAAAGCGGGCGACACCCTTGAAGCGAACGGCATAGTCGAAGCGGAGAACTTCATCACCGATTACGTTCTTGTCCGCAGACACGATACCCTCTTCAATGTAATTGCGGTCAATAAAGTTTTGGTTCAACTGATTAAGAACTGCGAGACCACGCTTCACCGTGGACTGGTCATTGTATTCAGCAACGAATGCCTTCATTGCGTCATAAATGGCGAACTTCATCCAAATAAACGAGATAATGCAATGTTCATCGGACAAAGAAGTGTCGGTCAACTGCGATGTGCGTTCTTCCCAAATAAAGTAACCACCATCTTCAATGACAGGGTTAATCTTGAATTGGCGAGCAAGCATATTGCGTTCGGGTCCGCTAAACTGTTGAGAAAGTTCCAAGCAGTGAATCTGCCCATAATTGTAACCGAACGGGGGGCGAGCTTCAATGCCATCGTTGTAATGGCTATTGAGCAAGTCTGCAACCAAGCAAGCCATCGTGACTGCGGTACGTTTGCCTGCGAGAGTACGGTAAGCATACTGACAGTAGTCCGCAATGAAACGGTTGCCGTGGCGTCCTGTAAGGTTAGCGAACACATCAAATGCAGCAGCACGACCGATGTTGGAGATACCGAGCGTGGATTCATCAGCTGCCGTAATAGCCGACAGGTAATCGGCGGGATTCATCACATCACCAAGGTTCGGGGTAGCCAGGCAACGCCAACGGGTAAGGTTATCACCAAGCAAAACTTGAAGCGCCTGCGAGTAAGCGTAGGACTTGTTCTGCATAGGGATGTCGTTAGCCTTAATTGTACCCTCAAAGTAATGAAGCTTCGTTGTCAAGTCGTCCTTAGTGTACTTAATAGTGTAGTCCCCAAAGACTTCACTAGACTTCGGAACGAGATACTTAGAACCACCCATTACAGCGTCCATCTGCATAGAGACATAGTTGGCATCGAAATCATCATAGGACATAGACACCACGTAGTCGTTAACGCAATAAGCACGGTAATACGAAGCCCAATACTCATTCTGCTCACCCATAAACATATAGGTATTGCGGTTTTTTAGGTAAAGGTTCGTGCTAATATTAAATTTAGCCGTATAGCCTTCGCGGTCTGTATTCTTCACAACAGTCACGCTACCACACGGGAAACTATAGAAGCCAGGGGTGACTTCACGACCAACATTCGGGTCTTTAGCAATCGGGAGGTCCGCAGTTACCGTAAGCGAAATGGAAAGACCAAAGCAGTTGAGTTCCTGTGGTCCACCATCCTTACCCGAATACAAATAATACACACCGTATGTATCATCAGCATCGGAACCCGAACCCACAGAAGTTTCACCCGAGCCATAAAGCATAGATACGTCCCAATAATCGTCGGGGTGTTCTGTTTCAGCTGCTTCCTCTTTAGAAGGCTTGATAACATGTTCGCCATCTGCATAGGTAGCACCCTTAATGGCATCTGCAAACTTGTTAAACATACCCCAATCGCTCAAAGCGGAGTAGTCAAACTCCTGCATGCGATAAACACAGCCGTTCACAAACGCAGTAACATTTACAGGATGTCCACCCGCAGAACCAGCGTCGCTGCCCGCAGCAGTTCCAACCAAGAAGCCGTCCAACTTAAAATCGCCCGTTGCAGAAATAAGATTGGAAATATCGGGGTTAAACGCTAATTCTGCGGTAACATCTTCGTCGATATGATTGGCACCATTAAAATCAAACAACTGTACACGGACGGAACGACCTTCCTTTGCGTAGGCAGACTGCGTTAGGGGTTCACTCATACGCACCACTACATTCTTGCTATCCTTAGAGCAGTAGGCACCTTCACCCTTAAAATACAGTATGGCCTCGTTAGATTCAACGGGAGAAGCAATCGCAGAAGCGGGGAACATTTCTTTTACAACAAGCTCGTTGCGGCCACCCTTTTTCTCCACAGTAAACTTCATAGCCCCAAACGGAGTGTCCGACGGGAGCATCGTCGGGTCCTTTGCGCGGACAAGTACCTGTGGGACTTTGCGTTGTGCGAGGAGATAGGCTTCCATCGCAGCGAGACCATGACGCTCCATACTCGGAGTACCAAAGGTCTTCACAAAGTCGTCTTCGCTGGAAATCAAGGTTGGCGTATTACAAAGTCCTCTGTCGGATTCAATGGCACCCGCAGAGCGGAAACCAATAGCGACAGCAGACCTTTGCGACTTGTCTATGAGGTAAACACCTACACCTGCGGAATCGTTAATCGGCATATTACTTCTCCTTGTTATACATATTTTTGGCAACGATGGAATCCATATCAATCGCCTTTTCGGGGGCACGGTTCATAACGGATTCGTGCATTCTGTCAAGCATAGCCATTTCATCTGTCACGATTGCTTGGTGCTTTTCCGAAACCTTTTCGGGAGCGTACTTGCGGGCGAAACCTTCTGCCATTTCTGCACCCATAAACTTCGTTGCGACCTTCTTGGCTTCGTTCACATCTTCCTGCAAGAGCGACTTGAAAAGTACTGCAACCTTACCCTTGTTATTACCGACAAAGGATTCACCCTTGAAGCGGTATTGAGAAGCGACACTTTCGCAGGGTTCCGCTTCTTCCATAGCAGCACACCATTCATCGTCTTCGCAAGAATCAGAGGTCTTGCATAAAGCGTTATCAATGATGCAGTTCACCGCGGAAATGAGGAACGAACGGAGTTCTTCAAGTTCGTATTCGGTCGGGTATTCGGGGATGTTAAGGGCGAGGTCGCCTGTTTCATCGTTGTAACCACCATCAATGGTGTCCGCTCCGTAATACGGTGCAGGTACAAATTCCTGTGTCGGTTTGACAAGTTCTGCGGAACCACGAACAAGCAACTGTCCGTTTTCATTGGCGATAGTCACACCTGTTCCTTCAAGGGCTTCATTAGCCAAGGCGACAACAGAATCAAGTTCAATCGGGAAACCGTCTTCATCCACAGTCGACTCAAGTTCTTCTTCCTTCTTGAGATTGGACTTGGTGGACTTGTTCAAATTAGCAATGTAATCATCGGCCTCCTTGTCATCCTTGACCTGCTTGACCTTATTGCCATTGTTGTCCACGACATACTTCTTGCCGTCCATATCCACGCAGGCATAAGCGGTCTTGCCGTCGCTATAGACAGATTCAGCCTTCACAGGGTCAAATTCAACAGAGACATTGTAGGTGGCGTTGTAACCGTTGGAAATCGGTGTCATACGGACAGATTCAATGACAGGCGAGGAAGCCTTAATTTTGTCCATAAGGCGTGTGACAACACCCGCACCACCCGTTACGGATTCGGTAAATGAGAAACGACCACTTTTGAATTGGTCAATGTGGAACGCTTCACCGATGCCGTGACCAAAAGTAGCCTTAATCCCATTAGAGAGGTCAGCCCAAAATTTAGTCTTTGCGTTTTCAGTGAAATTCATTTTAGGAACTCCTAGTTTAGTACATACTTCTAAAAATATAAATAAAAAATCCCGCTGCAAAAACAGTGGGATTGTGTTTATTGAAAAATGCCCCCGCCTAATTTATTTTATACAAAATAAATATAACAAATTACCTAGTTATATAACAAATTATCAAGTAATATAACAAGATACCTAACAATATAAATAAAACAAAAAACCGCAGGGTTTATTCCTGCGGTTTGAATTTCAAAGAAACTCTTTGTTAGACTTCCAACATTATGAAGGGTTTCTCTTGAAATCTGCATATGGTTGCCTCCGATAAAAAATTACTCCTGGTGAACTACGCACAGCCTGAAGGCTGCGCGCTTCGCGTTAGCCCCGTAGAGGCGCCCGCGCCTTGGACCGCCGTTCCGGCGGCGAGAATTCTATTGCCTTCGGCAAGGATGTTGATAGCGGCGTTGAAGTCCCTATCGTGGGAAGTGCCGCAATGCGGGCACTTCCACTCCCGAACATTCAAGTCTTTAACAGCTTCATTTCTGTAACCGCAGCCGTGGCAAATTTGGGAGGAGGGGAACCATCGTCCGACACGGACGATGGTTCTTCCATACCATTCAGCCTTGTACTTCAGCATGCTCAGGAACATTCTCCAACCGGCATCGTGCTCGGACTTGGCAAGGTCGCCTTCGGCGACCTGCCTTACATCCAGGTCCTCGACCGCAATCGTTTGGTTCTCGCGAATGAGTCGGGTAGACAGCTTGTGGAGGAAATCCTTGCGTTGGCTAGCAATATGCTCGTGTAAGCGGGCGATGCGCTTGCGCAGCGCCTCGCGACGAGATGACTTGCTCGTTTTCTTTGAAAAAGCTTTCTGGAGGACCGCGAGGCGGTCCTCGGCCTGTTTCATATAGCGCGGGTTGGCGACGGCTTCGCCGTAGCTCGTCACGCAGAAGTCCTTTATTCCGATGTCGATTCCTACGGTATAGTCGGATTTTGGAAGCGCCTTCGGCGCTTCCTCCTCGACCAGTATCGAGGCATAGTATTTTCCGGACCGTGACCGTGTAACGGTCACATGCCGGATAACCTTATCGGACCAGTTGATTTCGGCATAGTTCTTGAACGGGACGAAGCCTACCTTCGGTAGGCGGAGTCTCCCGTCAACTATGCGGATGTTATCGTTGACTACATAGCTTGTGTATGAGTCACGGTCGCGATGCTTGGCCTTGAACTTCGGAAAGCCGATTCCTTCGGCTTTCCGCTCGAAGAAGTTCTTGAACGCGAGATTCAGGTGCAGCTTTTCAGAGCAAAGCGCCTGCGCATCGACTTCCCGCAGGAACGGGAAGTCGTCGTAGAAATCGGTCGGCTTGGACTTACCGGCATTGCCGGTAAGTTCGTAATACTTCTGGCGGGCCTCGAGCATACAGTTATATACCTTACGGCAGCAACCGAAAGTCTTGCTGAGCAAGACTTTCTGCTTCTCATTCGGGTATAACCTCACATTGTAAGCTCGCTGAAACATATCTTTTGCTATATTTATAATATATCAAATATAGTTTATAATGAGCCGCCTGTCATATTCCACCCTAAAGGGTGGAATGTTTCTCGGCGGTCTTTTCTAAATATAACTATTTCCGCTCGGAATAGCGTTTACTCGCCCGCCTAAAATACTCGGCAAACTCCTCGTCCACTTCTGCGAACTTCTTTGCCACTGCATAAGGAACTCGGATTAGCACATCCTGTGAATTGCACTCAATGTGACACATCATCTTCGGGATTTCGTTAGACATTCTTATTCCCCTTGATAGCAAAACCTGTCATCTTGACAGGGGCGTATTCATAATCCATTCCAAGTTTCTTGAACATTTCGCCTAATCCCATCTTGTTCATAAAGGTGTCATACATCTTCGGGGCAACCTGCTTCACAGCAGGCAGGCGGTTATCCTTATGAGCAAGCGGAATCGGACAGAACATACACCCTGTCCTAGCCTCGCCTGTTGTACGCAACTTGCCATCTATACCCCGCACAATAGAACCGTATGCAGAAGCAATAGGGATGCGTTCCTGCACAAGATATTCAAGGATGTCCTGTTCCGTCCAAAAGGACAGGGGCTTACTCTTTTCCTTACCCTGTTCAAAAGAATTGCAACCTGTTTTCAACCAAGCATCCCGCCTGCGGGTGCTTTCAGTCGCTCGGATTCCTACATAGGGTCTCAACCCACTCTCCTTTTCAAACTTGAGCATCGGACCTTCTTTCAAGTAGTAACAGCACAAATGCGATATAGGGACATCCACATCCAAGAGCCATTTCCAATGGGCGTAGTTGGCTTTCTTGTAGTCACTAGGGGTTCCATCCTTATGGCACCCATTCAAGTATTGGAGAGCGTAATTAGCCCCGCCACGGGCATCCTTGATAATCTTGGCGACCATCTTGCTAGGAAAGACAAGCCCATCCTCCTTGAGAACCCTGCCGAATGTCTTCAAAGGTGGCAACACCTTGACATTATCGGTGGCACTCACCAATTTTCGCACACTAGGCAGGTCTATGCCTGTATTGCCATAAACGGCTAGAGTATCGGGGTAAATGGAGCGAACAAGGTGCAAGAGAGCCGAACTATCCTTACCACCACTAAATGCCACATACACCTTGCCGTCCAAGCGGTCATAGAAATCTGCGATACGCTGCTTTGTTATTTCCACCTTAAACGGCAGGGGTAAAGATTGCAATTCTTTAAGTTCTTCTAGGGTCACGGAGTTACAGCCTCTCTACCCCATTGTTCATCAAGGTCGGGGTGTTCCTTGCGGAACTTCACCAAAGCCTTATGGATTTCCCAATCTATGTTCAATCCTTCCTTTTCGCACTTCGGCTTCAGTTTGTTATAGAGTTCTTTTACTTTTTCTTCTAGGGTCATTTTATTAGCCTCGTTTATTCGGGCGTGGCTGTCTATTTATAATATAGCACCATACTCTATGAACTACCCACCCACTGAAGATAGATGGGATTTCTTGCCGAATTTATTTAAAAAGTTGCCGAGGAACACTCGGCAACTCTAGCAACCAATTCCCTAGCGAACACTAAAATTCTGTGGGTTCGCCCATTTCCGCAGGATTCGGAGCAGCATTCGGGTTTTCTTCTTCTCCACCTTCGGGTTCTTCTTCTCCACCGCCTGCGGGAGAGTATTCACGCTCCACTTGGTCAATCATAGAATCTTTGTCTTCTTCGGAGCCGATGTCATCACCGCCTTCGGTAGAACCGCCTTCTTCATCATTGACAATCTGCGTAATCGCATCCGCAAGGATTCCGATGACATTCATATTGTCTTCGTTCTTGTGATACGACAGAGCATTCTTCAAAGTCACACAGGCTTCGCCCATCTGCTTGAAGGATTCAACCGCATTCTTGACCGCATCTTCGGCGTAGATAACTTCATCATCAAATTCGCCTGCAAGGGCAGAATCCTTGACAAGATTATCGCAGCAGGTAAGCACAGCCTTGGTAAGAACTTCAAACTTCTTGCCGAGGGTCACACGCTTCTTTGCGGTGTAGGATTCCACAACAATGCCCACGATGGCAAAGGTTTCTTCCACTTCACCGAAGGTGTCGGCAGATTCAAGGGCATCGTCTTCCAAGCCAAAGAACAGGGAAGTGAAGGAATCCCACAGGGAGGAAATCTTGTCCTTGAGGACAGACACAACCTGCTTGAGTTTGTCAAGCAAGCCTTCGGACACAAGCGATTCACCCGCCTTCGGGAGCGAAGCAATCGCATCCTTGGAGAGCGTAGAAATGTTGGTGCGAATAATCTGTGTCGGAGTGGAGGCTTCGTCCACAATCTTTTCAATGAGGTCACGCAGTTCCTTGAACTGCTTCGGGTCAATGACCGCTTCTTCAAGTTTCGGAGCCGAAGCAAGCATAGCGTTCATTCGTGCAAGGACAGGGGCAAGGCTGTTCTTTGCGAACTTGTCCTTAACACCATAGGTAGCCTTGGTCACGGTCACAAGTTGAACAACGTTGTCGGCATCCATAAGACCATCGGAAATGCTATCCTTAACGGTCTGTGCATCCACTTCAATAGCCCTGTTTGCGTTGTCCAACCAAGCGGTCACAACCTTGTCACCACGGGTGGCATAACGGCTATCAAGGACGGTAAGCAACTGCATCACATCGGGGATGTTCGCATAGTCGGAGTACACAACCTTGAGGGCTTCCTTGAGGGCTTCTTCAATGTCGGATGCAGCCTTGACTTCGGGGGACTTATTGAATGCGATGGCATCCTTGATTCCCTTGACAGACTGCTGCTTGAGCATATCCACATTCTTGGAGAACTCTTGAAGTTTCTTGATGGATGCCTGCAAGTCTTCCTTGGACTGCTTGAGGTCTTCTGCCTTCGCCTTCAAGTGCTTGCGGTGTTCTTCAAGGACATCCAAGACTTCACCGAAATTGCGGAGTTTGGACAAATCCTTGATGGGGGTCATACCCGCTCCGAACTTGGAACCTTCGGACATTTTGCCGAACTTGCGGGGCAAGCACTTGGATTCGTTCATATGATTCTTAATAGTCATCTTGGACATAACCATTACTCCTTAATGAATCTTAACATCGTCATTCTTACCAATGCGGAGGTTTTCCGTGCGGATGTAATACGGTTCCGATGCACCCGCCATAGTTGCATCCACATACATATACATTTCGTCAAAGATGGCGTCGCCTTCGCCTGTTTCCATATCGTAATGACCATCTTCTGCCATTTCCTTTTCAGTCTCGGCAGTGTCTAACAAGAGGTCTGTCCACCCACGCTTTTCCGCAGTGGCTACGGCTTCTTCAAGGGCACCTTCGGCATCAATGTCACTGGCTTCAACATAAATGTCCGTAGTAGTATAGCCACTGCCCGACCAAAGACTGACTTCGGTAGGATAGAACATAGCCTCCGAAGGATAATAGGACACAACACTGTAAGAGTTTCCATCGGCAATGTTCACAGAATACGGATAGTCGCCATCGGGCATATAGCCGTTTTCACCCTCAATTTCCTTGGACGTGAACAAGTCACCATCTACGAACAACTGCATAAGTTGGCGAGCCTTGCGGGTAATTTCGGAGGAGGCTTCGGAATCTTCAATGATGATAGCGTCCTTCTCTCTGTCATAGCCAAGAGGCAGTTCCTTGCCGTCCACTACAATGAAAGATTGCTCGCCCTCAAGAACATCAAGAGCAGCGTCAATCGGGTCTTCGACATCGGGGTAAAGTTCCGACAGGTCATCGGAGGTAAAATAAACTTTTTGATTACTAGGTTCTAACATAAAGCCTCACTTTTGAACTACTTACGGTCTAAAGAACCGTAAGATTCCCTAACTTACATAAGTATTGCTACTTATGATGGTTTCGGGCATTCTCGGTTTTGAAGTCGAGCATTTTTATGGACTTTGGTGATTCTCTCCCTAACGTCCTTCCCATGACGGGGTTCTTGTGGGCGATTTATCTCATGGGCTAAAGACCTGTGAGTTTTTCGCCTACTATAATATAACTAAATTGCCACCAATAAGGAAAAGACACCCCCGATTAAGAGGGTGTCTAATGCCATATTTAGAGAATTACAAGATAGTTTCCGCTCTCGTGCTTGTAGGCGTTCACATCGCCGTCGTCAATGGCTGCTTCAATACATTCTGCCTTGCTCTTGGATTCGTCCTTATACTTGTCGCTCAAGCATTCATCATAGACATAATCTGCATCGCCCCAAGAAGTGTACTGGAACAGATTGTCGAAGAACTCGCAAGCTTCACCATCGAGTTCGCCAAATTCGGAATAGTATTCCCAAAGAGCATCCTTATAATCGCCACTGGCATCAAGATATGCGGCAGCGTCAAGAAGACGCATAAAGGTGTTGTAGTCAATGTTCATTTTAATCGTGCCACTAACACCTTCGGACTTCTTGGATTCGGTTGCCTTGCCATCCTTGCCATCCTTCTTGTCATCGTCCTTGCCACCCTTGCAGGCTTCCGGCTTCTTGGATTCATCGGGTTCAACCTTCCAAAAGCCGAAGCAGGCTCCGTCACCATCGGACGCACCGAAGCAATATCCGTCGGGTGCAATACTGTTAAGTGCGTCTGTAAGTTCGTCCACAAGCATAGACTTCGTTTCGTCGTCCACGTCATCCCAGGACTGAATTTCAAGGATTTCGGGATTGTCCTTCAAAAACTTGGCATGAGCGGTTTCGTCATGCTTCAAGGCATTAAGGAACTTCGGAATAAGGTCTTCGGGCTTCAAGGTTCCGTCCGACACAACCTTATCTTTCAAGGCTTCAATACTGGCTTCGCTCTTCTTGGAGAGAGATTCCTTCTTCTTGTTCATAGAACATTTGAATTTGTTCATAGTCTACCTTCCTTTATTGTAAATTCTTGTTAGACAAAGTAGAACAGATTGCTGCTTCTTGCAGTAATGACATACTTGTTACCATCCTTGTCACGAAGCAAAGCACCGTTCATACCGTAGGTGCCACGACTTACACCGATGGTCTCAATGCCCTTCTTGCGGAGAGCCTTGGCTTCTTCATCGGAAATCGTGGTGATGTCCTCGGCTTGACCGAAGCGGACCATATCCTTCAATTCCTTCTGCTTGAGAGTAAGGCTTTCGGACTTCTTGGCTTCGCCTTGGTTAAGATTATACTTTCTCCAAGTATCTACAAAACGAGCAGCAGCATCTTTAGTAGAATCGCACCCATCAGTATGATTGGAAGTTCTATCCTTCACGTAGATAGTTCCATCATTGCCTATTGTAGCAGCAACCCCATTAGCAACCAAAGTATCGTTGCCCTGTTCCTTACAGGGCACTCCACCCTTACGAACAAGTTCCTGCAAACAGTCTAATATGTAGGGTAACACATCCACGGCTTCGGTCCAATTACCATCGTGCATATCTTGTCGCACACTGTATTCTTTCGCATACAATTTAAGATATTCGGCAAGAACTTCGGGGTTCTTGGAAGCAGCATACACACCTGTGGTTGCACCCAAATCCTTGGAGTGAATCCGAACAAACCCACCGAGGCTATCACGATTATTCAAGTAAAGGTCATCCAAAAAATCGTGGGCATCCAGTTCACTGCTATCACCCTTGGTGTTTAGATGAAGCAGGGCACTCGTTTCCTTACCACCATCTTCGGACTTCTTACCGCCAACTTTCTTCAATGCGTCAAGAACTTCGCCAACAGAATTGAACTTCGTTGCATCGGGGTCATTCGGGTCGCCCTTATCAAAGATGCCGCCAATAACCTCAATAGATTCAAGGTATTCGCCACTGCTATCTTCATTCAGCGTAAAGCCATACTTAACACCGTCTTTAGTCGCAGTGAAGCGAGTCCTGTACGGATAAATCATACCGTTGCGGACATTAGACGACGGTACAAACCCAAGAGATTCAAGACCATCCATCAGCGTGTCGTAATCGTCCACCGCCCGTTCACCGTCTTCTTTGGATTCGGACTTGTTGCATTCGGGCAGATAGCCGCCTTGGAATGTCTTGGAACTTGCGTAATACCACTTGCCATCCTTGTCGCCATAATAAGTCTGTCCTACAAGGTTGCCATTGATGTCCATAGCATACCCGCCCTTGTGGAGCCATTGCTTGCTACGGATTTCATCGTATTGGTCACGGGTGGTAATTTCGGTAGCACCCAAAATCTTCATCTTGTTAATGAGGTCGGCACGGGAACGATACCTGCGGTCGCCAAGTTTCTTCGGGGGCAGACCTTCGGACTTCTTAGATTCTACCGCAGAAATACCCCACTTGACATCGCTAACGTCCTTCGTAGAGGGATTGAAAGTTATGTGCAACATGTAGGTTTTTCCGTCATACTTTTTCTTGAAGTTGTCACGAACAATGTCGTCACCGTATTCAACAGAATTTTCAAAATCCCATCCATCGTCTACAACCGACTGCCTGTCATACTTGTCTGCCGTGACCGCATCGGCATAAGCCTGCAAGTCACTTTCCAAAGAAGCACCCGCAGCCTTCTTTTTAATTTCGTCAAAGTAGTCAAAGACTTCTTCGCCAAGACCGTCCATATCGGTGCTTTGGAACTCATAGGAACCCCCCACACCAACGCCCTTGTCGCCAGGGTAGCGGTACACCACATCAAAGCCGACAGGATGTCTGCCTTCAAAGTCGTTCACATAAATCTTTGCACGAATGCCTTCGTTTTCCTTGGAAGTGATTATGATACAATCGCATTCGTACTCGCTGTCGTAGCCCTGTTTCATATCAAACTTGCTCTTGTCCCAAGCGGGTTCAAGAGAGTCCCATACTTCCTGCAAGTATTCGTCAAGGTCACGACCTTCGGTCTTCTTTTGGATAGCCATAATCTTTATCCTCTGTTAAAATGTCGGAATGAAATACGGGAGAACATCGCCTTTGAAGTTCCCTTCCCACAATGCTTCGTCACGGTCTTCACCTTCCCCATACATCGCAAGGAGATAGGACAGGTAGTTGTAAGAAGACGGCTTTTCTGTTTCTTCTGCCATAGGAAAAATTCCTCTACAAAAATCACGTATCAAACAATATAATAAAAACTTATTCAGTATGGACAGATACTATACAAAAAAATGCCCCTGTCGTGTGACAAGGGCATTCTGCTTAAAGGTTTAAGCCTTATTAGCCGTTGGAGCCACTGCTGCTGCCATTAGACGGAGTATTCGTAAAGAAGATATTCGCGTCGGCAACCGGGCCAGCTTCCTTAGTGATAACAATACGCTGAACAAATTCAGCGACCACAGGCTCAATAGCCTTCCAGGAAGCGATTGCACGCTGCTGCTGGAACGGATTGTCGGCAACCTGCATAGTGTCGGTGAGGAACACAGGCATATAGGTAGCGCAGACAACCGGAGCTTCAAACGGAGAGTTATCGGAACTGTAAGCACAGATAACTTCGTTCGGAGCCACAATAGCATTAGAACGAATAACAGTGATGCCTTCGTTTTCAAGGGTACCGTACACGTGCGGACCAACAAGATTGGTCTGCGGGGCAAGACGGAATCCCGGAAGGGAGGCGATGTACTGACAAGCAACGTAGCCAGCGACAATTTTGTTTGCGTGGCCCTTACCTGCACGGCTACCGATGGCGGCAGAAGCAGCCTGGATAGTGTAGAGGAAGGACTGACGGTGTTCAAATTCGCTAATGCCAACAGGCTTGTTGATGCTCCAAGTAATCGGCTTCCACTTGTTTGCACACTTGACATAGGCAGCAAGAATCTTTTCGGATTCTGCCATTGCCATATGGCCCGTAAGGTCGGCAAGAACTTCATCACTTGCAGCCTTACCGAAACGCTTATTGAACTGGAAGGACTTGAAGGTGCCCATCATTTCCTTGAGTCCGATGATTTCAGCAGAAACCACCTTGGAATCAAGGGCATATTCGATAGCCGGGACATCAGGGGCCTTTTCAAAGTCAATATCGTAGGTCACGCCACCCTGGTAGCCTTCCGGGATGGAAAGTACAATGTCACCACCGTCCTGAGAAGCAGTAACAGCCACCTTGCCATAGAAGGTCGGGAGTTGGCCAGGACCATCACAGACACCGACTACGTCTTCGACGTTGCCGTTAATGTCAACAAGACGGGCGTTCACAGGCATATTCCAACGAAGGTTGCCGACACCGTACTTGATTCGGGCTTCGCCACCGGCAGCAACGACGAACTGGCGTTCGCTCATATAACTGGTCGGAGAAGCCTGCCAACCCTTGAGGGCGTTGAAGGTGATGGCATCAAAGTTCTTGGCAGCGAGAGTCTTGGCTTCCAAGTTGCCTTCGCCACTTTCGGCCGGACGAGGACGAGTATCAAGCCACTTCTTCCAAGCACCTGCAAAGGTCGTGTCACCTTCAAACTTACCATCAGCATCCATCCAACGGTCTTCCGGGAGGGACGGCAAACCGTTCTGTGCGGTGAGCGGGTAGCCGTGCGTGAAGGTCTTCTTAAAGTAAATGAGGCCCTGCGATTCTTCAAGAGTCTGCACACTTGCCAACTGCGGAGCGATGGAGAGTGCGTAGGTTGCGGAAATGAGGTCAAGAGCGACACGCGGGAGAACACCGAGGCTAGAAGCCGAGGAATTTTCGCTCACGTAACTTTCGTACTTCTTGTAGTTGTCCATCTGCTGACCGAGGTTGTAACGAGCGGTAGCAGAGAGGGTGCCCTTGAAGGACGGGGATTTAGCAAGAGCTTCAAACTGCTTGCTGTAACGAGCGTCGTAGGATTCTACGAGGCGGTTGAATTTCTGATTAGACATTTCTTCAACGGAAGTCTTCATAATGTCTTCTCCTTATGGTTAGGCTTTCTTGCCGATTTTGGAACGGAACTTCGCACGGGCTTCATTGCAAGCCTTCTTACGGGCTTCTGCAACAGATTCCTTGGATTCGGACTTCTTTGCAGCACGGCGGGCTTCAAGTCGCTTGCGGAATGCTTCTGCACGAGCCTCATTGCGGGCGGGAGCAGCAGTCTTCGGGGCAGAACGACGGGCTTCAAGACGCTTGCGAAAAGCCTCACGGCGAGCAGCCTTTCGGGATTCTTCAGCATCCTTGGTTTCTTCACTACCTTCAATAGAAGCGGAACCAAGAACTTCTTCTTCTTCCACGTCTTCCTTGGAGTTAGTAAGAACTGCGACGGTCACAGAGTTTTCGTTTTCGGGGTCGGGGGAAACGACAACCTGGATGTCCTTGTCTTTGTCTGCGAACACGACGTCGGATTCTTTAGCGTCCAACTTAACGTCGCCAACTTCAACGACATTGTCGTCTTCATGAAGTTTCTTTTCTGCACGCTTGGCTTCGAGACGCTTGCGGAAAGCAAGGGTACGAGCCTCGTTGCTAGCAGACATAGTGCGTTTGTTATTAACCATAATAAATGGTCTCCTTGTTAGGGTTTTGTTTCTAGTAAAGCAGGAAAAATCCCATGCTCTCCTACAAGGGTTAATTTGTGCGTAATGCACGAATCGGCAGGAAATATGCCCACCCTTTGACCAAGGAATATAATAAAAAATTATTATGGTTTTTAAGTTATAGCCGAAAAAATGTCAAATAATGTCAAATATAACAAAATACCTAAACGTATGTTGTAGGTATTTTGTTAGATAAACTAGATAAAGTGTTATATAGCTAAGACGTGGCCTAAATCAGCCGCCTGCCATGTATGCCATCAAAAGGCAGTATACTACCAAGTTCAATATACCTAGGACTATAAGCCAGCGCATGATGAACTACCCACCCACTAAAGATAGACGGGATTTCTTGCCGAATTTATTTAAATAAAATTGTTGACCCACACGTGATGGCCCCATCCCGTAAGGCTCACAGTGGTATCGTTATCCAAATCTATTGCCAGCTGTGCCTGGTCCACGTATTCAAAGTTGTAGAGCCTCTCCGGGGCAGGGGGATACACCGGGGTAGACTGCATCAACGGCAGAATGCCGTTTGTTTGAATCAAATAGAAAGCGGTACTCCCATTCTCCATCATTTTCGTAGCACGGGCAGCCTGGCTGCACACACATTCTTCAACCGGGTAACCTATCGCCTTCTGGGCACACTTAACATTGTACCGTATCGGGTAATTCGGAAACCCAATGGAACCATCGACAAGAAGCATAAACCACGACACAGCGCTTACATATGCACACGGAGAGCCTACGGGGTCGCTTGAGTCATAGGGGCGGTTGGCACTTGGAGAACTTGCCACGTTTGTGCGACGGTCACCCTCCGAGGAAGTTTCGTACGACACCATAAATCCCGTGTGCGATACATTGTGCAACGCAGGGTAGTTGCTATCATAATACTCATAGGGAATAAGGATATTACCTACATAGTCACAATACCCATTGGTGGTCACAGTACCGCTAGAATTTTTGGTCACTGAGGGAACATAATGAATATTTGGAGAAAAGTGCAAGGAGGATAGAACTTCAACGCGATTTTCGCCAGCAATGGGAGCATTTTTAGGGTTGCCTGGAGCAGTGATGGATGGCTGATAATAATATCGGCCAGCAGGATTCACTACTTCTGTAGACGAACTACCGCTTCTGTACGAGTAATATTTAATAGTGCCACTTGGCAAGTTTTCACTGACAGTGGCATACCGCAGGAGGCCGTCACTATCCATGAACACATTGCCAAGTACATTAGTTGGGAGACTCACCCCGTCGCCATACACTATCATACGTGCCCTCCGTTAACAAAAATACACAGTATTCAACTCGCCTCCATACGCGCCGAACACAAAGGTCTTTCCGTTGACCTTACCATTGATATTGACACTTAACGTGTTAGTGCTACGTGAGTAAACCATGCGTGTAGGCGTAGAGCTCTTGTCGATACGGACATAACGGCTGGAATCAAGCAACGGAACATGTAGAATGTCGGGGGCCTCAGAGGGTATGCTCGAAAGAGCTTTGGGCTCAAGCATGGTGGCCCACCCATCAATGTTAGAGCCAATGCAATTGTCCTGCGCGCGGTAAGACAACTTTTTATAAACCGAGGCATCCTTATACACGACGCCATCCGCATCCATCACCATAACACTGTAGGTGTCAAAGTCATCCACCGTGCCATCAAGCCTCAAATACCCGACGCTTGTAGCCTGGATGCTATCCAGAGGCAGCAGCTTGCCATACTTGTCGACGGTCACTGGGGCGCCATCCGCGCCAGCCGCATCAGCGTACGCCATGTGGAACTTAGGTACTACAATCATCGATGTGTAATCGGGCAGCTCTTCAATAGCCTCGTTCAGCATCGTGAAAGGCGACCTGAAAGACTGCACGTTCCATAAGCAACGGACAACAATATTTGCCTGGGCAGTGGTTGTAGACGTCATCCCGACAAGTACATGCAGCTCTCCGTCGATAATTCTAATGTAGCATCCGTAGTCCGTGGTATTTCTGTTCTGCCCACTACGGATTTTATATGCATAGAATTTACTATCTGAGCTAATGCTGACTATTCCGTCAGTAGCGTTTCCATTATACTTTATCTGAAGCCTCAGCAAGATTTCAACTGGGGCATACTGTCTGGCGTCAGTGTACGATATCCTGAACGTGGCAGAAAAATCGAGATTGGATGAATACGAGAACTTGCCAAGGTCGAGCAATCCACGCACAGCAGAACCCGTCGCCTTGGCGTAGCCGTTCGCGTTTCCGTTGATGTGCGTATGATTATGGTCGCCTTCAGCAAACTGACCAGCTGACATGCCGAACTCGCCAGTGGTTACTGCACCGCCTGTAGTAGTGATGAGCGGCTTTCCGGACGAAGTTCCTACCTTACCATCTTTAGTAATGCTACCGTGGCTATGGTTTAGCGCAGCGTAGGCGGCATCAGCCTTGTCCTTGAAGTACCCCCATACGGTTAGCATTTCCCGATACCCAGCAAAACGCCCATTGGAATCGCTTGCGGATGATGCGATAAACGGGATTTTATAGGTGTCCATCGGCTTGGTTTTCAGCTCCGTCGCAAGATTCGGCGTGATATTGTATTCAGCGCCCTTTGCGGTGCTGGCCGCAGTGCCCCCTTCAGCAATGGTGAGTTGACCCTGACGCGTAGCCAATACGAAATCGACAAGATTTTCGGGGAGGGCATCAACAGAGGAATTGCCTTCCTCCCACGTAAAGCCCTTTACGATATGGATATTACATGCACAGCGTCTCGTGTCAGTGCCAGCAACACCCGTGTCGATGAGCCAAATCTCAATCTTTGGTGCTTCCGTGGTGCTATCGGATGCGAACTTATAACACAGCTTGAAGCGGTTTCTTTCGGAGCCGGACGATACGCACTCGGATGAATAGGCAGCGTTGACAGTCGATATTCCGTCAACGCCCACCATCGCTTCCATCCGATTGGGTACAGATGCCTTCTTGCCACAAAAGACCTCGAAGGCGAGCATGGCACGCTTGTTTCCATCGGTAACGGTCATCGTGCCTAAATGGGTATAGCCCCTTGAGACTGCACCGGGGCGGGAATTGATGCCTTCACGCCACTTTCCAAGCAGCTCTGCAAAGAAACCCGATATAGCCGTGAAGATAGCCGACAGCTTACCACCGCTACTCATCGTAGACTCATCACTGGAATCCTTGGTAAACGTGGACGTGACGTTAGAAGCATTTCCCGTCGTGGTAAGGTATGAACTCGTATCAACGGTGCCGTCATTTCTTAATAGGCCCGATGTGCCCGACTTCGATACATAACCACTAAGGTCCACAAAGCCGGAGAGCAGGTCGAACTTGTACACCGTAGTGCCGCTTTCGTCCACGGCACAGATGCCTACGTTGTCGCCTGCGCGGATGGGCTTGCCCTGGCCTTCGACGAAGTCGGAGGTCGTGGTGCCACTGTCCGTCATGTTGTAAACGTCGCCTGCGTTCGCGGCTACGAGAAGCGAACTAGTCAACTGGGCACAGGTCTTTGTACCTGCCGCGTGATATGCGGAAGATACTGTGCTGTCAATTGCGTCTCGGACAGCCTTTGGAGTTACGGCCTTGGTATTGTTAGTTTCTGTTGCACCAATGGAAGTGGCAAGTTGTACGACACCCTTGGCACTACTAGAAGCCGCAGGAATGACCACGGCACCACTGTTGTTCAGTTCGCTTCCAGTACCAGTTAGTTTAACGGACTGTACGGCAGAATCAGCCTTGTTACCCTGGGATGCCGTTGCAAAGTCGGAAGCCTTGCTATTAGAATCAATAAGGTCACCGTTTTCGTCAAGACCTGCAAAATTACCGCTAGTTGCAGAAACTACCTTATTTGCCTTGGCTGCCAAGGCTTCATCCAAATTAACACCACTGCGGGTAGCCTCTGCCCTTTCAGCATACAGGGGATGACCGCCTACCTTCCATATATACTTTGCCATATTATCTCCATCAACATAGATTCTGGGTGACTCACCCGTGTTGTTAGCAACAATATAAGTTATTTCTATCGAGGTTTCATCATACCTACGGTAGATTGGCCTAGATTAACTGCAAGACTCCGTTAAAGTGCGTGGCGCAACACCTCGGTGCATGCAGCATACTGCATGGTTATATTGCCGCCATTCTGCGTGGTTGGGTGCACGTTGCGATAAAAATTATCGCCTTTAGGGAATAAGATAGCAGGAGCGCCGAATGACAAGTTGACATACTGGTCCCCAGTCGTACTCGGTACGTCGAAAACAGCATAGCAGTTTGCAACAATGTTGTGGTACAACTCGCCACTAGAGGATTCCTCTACGCTTTCTTTTCTCACGCCATTGAGGGTATCTGCTCCTACGACAAATCTGCAACGCGCAAAATAACTTCCCCCTACACTGGGGTTCACGATGCGCTGCCACGTAGCTATAGAGTCCAGCGAAGGGTAGCTCGCCGAACTTGACGACACTACGCGTCTATAAGGAAGCAGTATCTGGTAATTTTCCAAATTTATATTCTGCGCCCTTATAGTGACAGTAAAACTGTAGCATACCTTATACGCGTAGGGGGAAGCTTTCATATTCCCGCATGACACAGATACGCGGGGGACGGATGCTGTTATGGTCTCAGTATCCCCATAGATGGATATATCCACACGACCCAACTCACTTGATGTAGAAAAATCCACCCGGGGGGAGTCCTCGGGAGAAGGCGTACGCAGTTCATCATAGGAAGTGAGCTCCATAGGCCACAAAAAGCCATACTGCGTGCTTTGGCCTGAAAGGGTGCGTGCCCCAGATATCGTTCCTACGGTTTCAGGCTCCACTGTAGCACCCAGGCAGCTCGCTTTAGCATAACGGCCTGCATATTTGTGGCACATCCAAGGAAACTGGTAAACCATTTCCCACGAAGAGGGGGTGGTCTGCTGCGCCCTTTCGTACATGGCACGAGCCGGATAATAACAGGTCATTACCTTATTGCTGTCCGTACGCAGGAGCGCTGTCGGCTTGAACATCGTGCCGTCGTGGGTAAACAGAAACTTCTTCTCTACAAGACTGCCGTTTTCTTTATAGAATATCATACAATAAGACCCTCCGTAAGGAGTGGTAGCCGCAGGTCATGTGCTGAGGCTACCACTCACGGTATTAGATGGCGTAAACCGTATCGGCAGCAGGGCTGCTCGGCAAGGCGGTCACGAAGTTCATCGACAGACCGATGGTGCACGCAGTCACTTCCCCGGCACTGTTGACATAGACTGGGGTGGTCGAACTGCCACCCGTACCAAATGGCATGAGCTTATCACGGTATCTTATCTTGTGGCTAGTTGCCAGGGTTGAAGAGCTCAGTTTCATGGTATACGCGACTGTTGTGGTCAGTGCCGCATATTCGGCAGCGGTCAATATCGTGACGGCAGAAGAGCTCATCGTTGTGGCAAATGAGTAACCCTTGGAATCCGCGTCTACGGTGCTGTTGGCTACGACCTTCAGGTAGGCAGAGCAACGACCGCTAACTGCGCTGTGCACAATCAGTTCGGTGACTCCATTCGTGCTAGAAGCGTACCCATTATATTCGTCAACTTCAACCTGAGCAGTGCCATAGCGAAAGAAGGAAAGGCGGAACGACAGTTGGCAAGGCATATTGGGAAGGTCTACGCCGAAGAAGCACCTGCCTCCGATATTGGTGCCCATATCGACCTTGACGTATATGGCTTCGCCCGACGCCATTGCCGGAAGTTTTCCCGTAGTCGCGGAGCGATACATTCGCGGCTCAAGGGACGCGTAGCTTCCACCACTGCGGTCCTGGAGCCATGATGTATACGTGCCAGCGGAAACTACGCCGTTGCTATTTACGTATACAGGCTGGACATTGCTTCCAATTGCCGGATGGGACCCAGGTGTTCCGATTCGTCTTGCATAGTACGAGGCCGACATGCCGTCGAGACTGAAATCATTCAAATCGGACGGAAGGGTGCTTGTGGACTCGCTTCCATCCTCCCACGTGGCACCGTCAACGACATAGGCAGATACACCGAGTCGGCGCATATCCGTGCCGGACGATGAGGTATCAATGAGCCAGACTTCGATATCCAGCTTTTCAGACGTAGACGAGGATGCCTGCTTATAGGACAGCTTGAACCTAGAATAGACGGTAGACCCGTTGGCAAACGTGTCCATGAGCGCCATCACGCCGCTGATTGCCATAGTACCGGCATAGGAGGAGTTGTTGATGCTGAACTGCCCCCTTATCCATGCAATATTCGTCATATTGAGACCACAATGCACATCGAAGTCCACGCGTGCCTTAAACGGCGACACAAGATGGATTACGCCTAGCTTTGTATATCCGTAAGTGTATGGCGATGGCCTGCTGTTTAAGCCACTATATACGGAAGATTCCAGTGCGACAATATTCGCGTTCTTGCACGCAGACAGAGGCAGCTCGGCAGCGGACTCCGGAAGCGTTGTCGAGGACGCGTTGCCGCTCACCCATCGGCTGCCACTGAACAGATGCACGCAGCACACACACTTTGCAGGGATGTAGGCACTTTTGAGCCACAGCTCCATATAATGGTTGGGGCCGGACTCGCCATACACGTAATAAATTTCATAGTTGTTAGTAGCTGGCTCTACGAGTGAGTCGCCCTGGCGCCCTTCGATAGAATAGTTGCCAGTAAAATTCCACATAAGGCCACTCCATTTATATCCGCGTACCTTACATGAAATCACTGCAGTGTTGGAAGTGGCGCCAAAGGAACCAATAACTACCTCTACAGCGCAACCAAAATTCTCCAAGGAGCTGTCCGTGTCATACACACGGCCTAGGCAGGTGCAGACATCGATGGAACCGGGCACAGAGTTGACGCCCGTATCGTAGAGGTCGCGTACTGCCTTCTCCGTCGCTGCCTTGTTGTTCTCTTCGGAAACCGTATCGCCAATCGAGGTGGCAAGCTGCACAAGGCCCTTTCCACTGTCGGATGCACTTGCAATATCGGAGAACGTGGGCGTAATCTCGCCATTGGCGTTCTGGCTGATTGCTGTGAGCGTCTTGGTGGATGAGCCACTGCCTGATACAGTGGTCTGCTTGGTCTTGTAGTTCGTCAGGTCCACAAAACCTGAGAGCAGGTCGAACTTGTAGACGGTAGCGTTGTTCTCCGTAACCGCACAGATGCCTACATTGTCCCCTGCACGGATGGGCTTGCCCGAACCTTCAATGAAATCCGAAGTGGTTGTGCCACTGTCCGTCATGTTGTAAACGTTCCCGGAGTTAGCCGCTACAAGCAAGGAGCTGGTCAACTGGGCGCAGGTCTTCGTACCTGCGGCATGATATGCGGCGGCAATGGCTGTATCAATGCGGGCATTTACGGCTGAAAATGCGTCGTCGATGTTGGCGCCGGTCTGCGTGTTCTCCGCACGCTTTGCATAAATCTCATTGCCATTAACCTTATGCGTAAATCTTGTAGACATGCTATCTATCCCTCCTTATCAATCCAGTGGCTCAACCGTAATATCGACCGGGGTGTTCTCGAACGAGCGCGTATCTTCGGTGAATGCGCCAACCGTGTATACGTAGCGCTCCGTAATAAGCGTCTTCACATTGGACGAGGGGTCCTCCTCGATGCGGAGGGCCGCCTCGAATACGAACTCTGTGCCGTCAAAGCTGTCAAGCGGAAAATACTTGGTGGAGCCACCGTCGATGACGCGGAGTAGCGGCATGATGTCCTTGGAATAGTTGTCGGAAAGCTCGGCAAACGAACGGTCGGGTACCAAGGCGATGCCGCTTCTGCGGGCCGTGACAAGGATAGTGCTGCCGTCCACGGAAGGCATCTTTCCGGGCGGGTACTTCTTCATGTACGCTATCCACTTCTGAAAATTGTTCTTCTTAGGGGCCTTGGCCTTCTTCTTCGACACGCAGCACGTCCTGGTCTTCGCCTTACCCTTTGATTTCGTTGTAGCCATCATACGCCTCTAGCAGTGTAAAAAATCATGAAAAGGCAGGGGGCATACACACCCCCTGCCAAGGTGTTTGGAGGGTTTTTAAATCTCCAAGGTTTCGACGGTAACCACGCCGTAGGCTTCCGAAGTAGCGACCGGGATGTCCACTGCCTTGTTGGTATCCGGGGTCAGGGCTGTGCCATTGACCTTGACGGACTGGATAGCGGAATCGGCCTTGCCCAAGGAGGTCTGCACAGCAGTAGCCAGGTCAGTCTTCGGAATGCCGCCGCTCGGCTTAGAGTACTTGCCGTTGGCGAGGTCGTAGGCAGACTTGACGGATGCCGGGGTTGCAGCCTTATTGGTTGCCGTGCTGGAGGTGGAATCTTCAAGCTGGACGATACCAGCGCCGCTAGTAGAAGCGGTCGGAAGACTCTTCTTGGTCGGGGTGATTACGCCGTTTACATCCTGGCTGATGGTGTCAATGAATGCAGTTGCGGTGGTTATGCCCGAAGAAGGAACGGTCGGGTCAGTGACAGCAGATTGTATCGTCTTGAAGTCAGCTGCCTTGCTACCACTGTCAGTGAGGTTGCCGTTGGCGTCAAGGGCGGCGAAGTTGCCGCTTGCAGCAGGAACAGCCTTGTCGGCCTTGCCATCCAAGCTATCCTTCACAAGCTTTTCGCTCGGATAGTGGGCGTCAGTGGTAGTTTCCGACCAAGCAGAGACCTTGTTGTTCTTGTTTTCCGTGTTGTCAGTAGCGACGTTGACAGCGGTAATCTTGCCGTTCGCCTCGGTGACCTTGACCTGCACGTTCGTGCCGTCAGTGGATGTCTGTTCGGAACCGAGGGCATTGATGGCGTCACGGACAGCCTTTTCGGAAGCGGCCTTGTTGTTTTCTGCGCTAACCGTAGCACTGATGGTACCAGCAAGCTGGACAACGCCCTTGGCGCTTGTAGATGCGTTCGGGATGGACACTGCCTTATTTTCATCCGGAGTCAGGGCTGCGCCGTTGACCTTGACGGACTGGATAGCAGAATCGGCCTTCGTACCCTGGGCAGCAGTAGCAAAGTCAGCTGCCTTGCTACCACTGTCAGTAAGGTTGCCGTTGGCGTCAAGGCCTGCGAAGTTGCCGGACGTGGCACCTGTCACCTTGTCGGCCTTGCCGGAAGTGGCATTGGTCACCGTGGAAACAGTGGCGGCCTTGTTCGTGGTAGCACTGTACGTGCCGTCGAACGTAATCGGGTCCTGCTTGCCAGCAGCGAGGTCGTAGGCAGACTTGACGGATGCCGGGGTAGCTGCCATCGTGGTGCTCGTGCTGGAGGTGGAATCTTCCAACTGGACCACACCCTTCTGGGCCGTCGTACCAGCCTGGATGTCATTGAGCGTAAGAGTGACTTCGCCATTCGCATTCTGTGCGAAGGAAGCGACACCCTTGAGGGTGCCACCAGTGACGTTCACTGCCGTCTGCTTGGTCTTGTAACCACTCAAGTCAATCGTCGTTTCACCGATGATTTCCCACGAGCCAGACGGGGTGCCTGCAATATAAATCCACTCGGTGTACGGGTCCTTTGCTGTGGATTCAGAGTCCTTGGTCAAGTAGATGACCGTGGTCTTCGGGTCAGCCACGTTCGGGACCGGGTTAGCACCGGAAGTGAGAGGGACCACTTCATAAGAGCCCACGGATACGATTTCTTGCTCGATTTCAGCAATCTTGTCAGCAAGAGCGGATTCGGGGACGATAGCGGAAGCGGCAATCGGGTTGCCGTTGATTTTGGTGGCGTATAAAATTTTATCAGCCATGATTACTTCTCCTTGTAAGTACCACTAGGGCACCTGCATTGGTGACATGTGATACATCACTTGAACTACTATAAAATATACTATATATTGCGCAATACATACAGGGGCGGGCTACAGAAATAACGAAAAAATGAAAGTGCTTTGTCGGTAATTTGTTATATAAGTTAGATATAGCGTTATATTTATTTTGTACGGAAGGAATCGAGCATACAAAAAGAGTCCCGATTACTCGGAACGGAAAGCCCACGGCTTTAGCCGTGGGAGTATGTCAATCGGAACTCTCTTGGATTTTTTGCTTCAACCTGAAAATGATTAGTCGTGGTTGAGAAGGTCCACAACCCCTTCAAGAGAAGTGCTTGTGATTTCCGTAGAGCAGCGGAGTTCTGCAATAACTTCATAGTCACCATTGAACTCGCCATTCTCGTCTTCCTTGGGTGCATTGATTTGCACAAGGATGTCCGAGCCATCACGGGAAATGTCCGGATAGCCATTGCAGTCTTCTGCTATTCCGTCAATGCAATCGGAGAACTCGGAGAGAGTGGAGAACCACGCTTCTACCTTCGGAACTTCCACGGAGAGGGAACGACCACTAGAACTCGGATAGACATTGGATTCCTGCACCTTAATGGCAATGTCTTCGGAATCCACACGGACGGTGCCATATGCGGATTCGTTCTTCGTGGACTCGGCTGAACCCCCGAACGATTTTGTTGGATGGTCTTTACGCCATTCTATGATAATTTTATCTGTATCAAGGCTAGACCAATCCGATTTAGACCATTTTCCAACAATCTCCCCATTCCACTCGGAACTTTCATCTTCAATTACATAGAATCTGCCATCCTTTGTAAAATAACCGTGGCAGCCCATATACAATTTATCTTCACGCTTATTGCCCAAAGATTCCTTCTTCTTTGCCATAGAGCATTTGAACTTGAATTCGCCCTTCTTTACGAGAGATTCCTTTGTCTTGGACTCCATCAAGTCCAAGGCGGTAGTCCCTTCCTTGTCTGGCGTACCATACTTCTTCCAAATCGCCTCGGCTTCGTCGTTGTACCACTTGACATCAAAAGCGTCATCAGTAACTTCACCCTTGCCAACAGACATATCGGTGTCCCAAACATCTGCGGTCTTCTTATCGTAGGGCATATTGAAATCGGAGTAGTCCATAACCATAAGGTTGGAGTGCTTATAGCCAATCTTGGAACACAGGGTATAGCCGTCCTGCTGATACATAGTATCTTCTTCATCTTCTTCATACCCATCGTTCCAACCCATCACGAAACACAATTCTGTTCCGTCTTCGGTCGTACCCAAAGTCTTCCACCAAACGGAAGCATCGGATGTCGTGAGTTTCTTAATAGCAGCATTGAAGTCCGCTGCGGTAATCTATTTAAGT